AGGGCAAGCCCCAGAAAAGATTGAAAGAAAGGGAGTGTAGAGCGGATCGGCGGGGTCTGAAAAAACTCTAATAAAAACAGAGTGTTTTGTGGGTGGGAAAGTTTGCCCAGGGCGATCTTTAAAATAAAGACAAGTAAAATCAATGAATTACGCCGTAAAAATTTTGATTAAATTAGTAAGAAGCCGCTGGGGCCGGTCCGGGTTGGCCCGCACGAAGGAGGACACAACCCGGACCGGCCCCAGCGGCTTATTTTAGGAGCCAAAAATTTGTTGTCGTATGATGTCAGATGTGATGTTTTTGTTTCGAAAGCGGAAAGTTTTGTAACCGGCTTGTTGTAAAATGAAGTCTCGCTCTGCATCATTATCTTGCTTGTTGTCATGTGATTTATCATCTAGCTCAACAACTGCAATGATATTGAAATTTATATCACATATTATAAAATCTATTCTTGTTCTTTCATATTTGTTTCGGACGGTTGTTTTATGGGACGGATTTTGTGAACTGGCGCGAACTAATGCGGATGTTGCAACTTGAGGGAATATATAATATCCCGTTACAGCTTCTGCAAGTATGTTCCAAAAGATCATTTCGTTTTTTGTCAGCAGAGGTAAGGCTTGATATGTAACATCTTTATAGTGAGTGATGTCACGTTTGGAGTTTTTCTTTTGTTTTTGCCCTTTAGAGAGAAGGATAAGAATAGCAGCGCATACTATAGCCAGAATAATGTAAATGAAGCCTGATGACATTGGCAAACTCCTGTAACTTTATTTTACCCAAGTAGAGTCAACGATAATACCGTTTATGCGGATTTCAATTGTGGTGACTTGGGGTTATTTTGCGGTCTAACCTCACCTTGTTTTTTTCTAGCTAATTCAATTGCGTTATTTGCAATCATTTCTGATGTTTCTCCGCCATATAATAAACAGATTTTGAAAGCTTCTAAAGCTTCTTTTTGTTCATTAGTAAAATGAGTGTTTTCTTCATGTTTTGAACCATCTATTATTTCTTTGCCCTCCAGTAACATCTCAATCAAAGATTTTTTTAAGTTTAGTGCGATGTTATCAGCTTGGGAAAAGGATAAACCTGTTTCACCACGTAAAAATTTAGTTATTAATGATTGTGAGACTTCAAGTCGTGTTGCGGCTTGGTGCTGTTTTAAGCCGGATTTTTCAAACCATTTTTGGAATGAAACCCGAAAGTATTGTAATGATTTGCTATCCTTCATGAATATTACAATAACATTATTTTGAAGTTGTTTGAGTAGTGAGGGGAATTTTTTGCTTGACTTTTAAGTAGCAATAAGAATATTATTCTTTAAATTTATTCTTCTTACTACTATTCAAAGGAGGTATATATGGATCCGGTATCAGAAGCGATCAAGATGTTTGACGTAGGGAACATACTGTTAGCTGGAGCGGCGGTAATATCGTTAGTCATTGTCTATGTAGGTATTGACAAAGTGAAGGAGCTTTTTGGCGGTGAAGCCCACGTTGAGGATGCGCCGTTATATTGCCGTCCGAAAGAGCCGGATGGATATGACGAGGGTTTTTATGGTCTTCATACTGAGCCGGATGATTATGAAGACTATGAATTTAATTGTGATGCGGAAACCGAAGAAGAATTTTTTGAAAAATATGCGGAGCATCAAGCTGAGAGGGGCTTAGCTCTGGACCGTGATGGTGAATGGCGTCCAGCGGATGAAGTTGTTGCCTCCTGGGAAGCCTTCTATCAAGAGTGTGACAATGATTATGACTATGAGCGTTCGCCGGAATATGAAGGACTTTCATATGAAGAGCTTAAAGAGGTTTACAAGGAAAAGACCGGCCGGGAATGGAAAGACGATTAAGGAGGGTCCCATGGGATTTACAAAGAAGCAAATAAGTTATTCGGAGCAATTGAAGCTCCGCCGGGAAATGTCCCGGCTCCAGAGCGAGAGACGCAAATTTGCCGTGGCTCTCAAATACGAGAGCAACAATGACGCAATGGACAGTTTTTGCCTGCGGGGTTTGAAAGCCATTGATGAAAAGATATCCCGCCTGTCCGAACAAATTTAGAGAGGTGAAGAATGCTTTTGTACATGAAAGGTGTATGCCGTGTTTGCAGCAGCCGTGAAGTGACCTATGAAGACAACGGCAAATCAAAAACTTTTACGGCGCACCGCTGCCGGATGATTGACCCGAGCGGCGATTTTGACCCCATGTATGTTGACACCGGGGAAGTGCCTTTGGAACGGGGCAAAGTCTACGTTTTCCCGGTTCGGGTTTCGACCTACACCAACCGCAAAGGCGAAACCCGCTTGCAGTACAACACTTATAAAGACTTCCCGCCGCAGGAAGTCCCAATAACGAAGTGATTTTGGCATGTCGGAAATGTTTCAAACGTATTTCATTCTGGGCTTAAAGGTAGTAGGCCCGGCTTTGATAGTGCTTGCGATTTGCAAGCTTTTCAACAACTCGTAAAAAGGAGATAGTGCAATGAAGAAAATGTTCAACATTATGAAAAAGAAAGGTTCGGTGGCCTATGCGGCCCTTTTCGCCCTGACCGTGTCGGTGGCCGCTCCCCAGGCGGCCCATGCTGATGTCATCAGCGATGCCGTCACGGACTTTGATACTACTAACATTCTGACTGCCGGGGCGGCTGTTATCGCCCTGGTCATTACCATCGTCGGCGTCAAAAAGGTCATTCAGATGATCAAAGGGGCGTAATCTCAATCGGCTGCTACCTTCAGCTTATAGGGGAGGGTTCCGGCCCTCCCCATTTTTCCCGGAGCGATAAAATGAGTTCTGACGAAATAGCTAAACTGATAGATCTTCTTTCCAGCCTTCCTGATCAAATCTTTTGCGTTCTCATGGTTTTTCTGGTCCTCCTTATTTTTCGGGACTGCCTCAAATGAAACGAATAATTTTTTTCTTATTGCTGTTGCTGATGATGTCGAGCGTTCCGGCTTGGGCACTTTGTAACCGTATTGATATTTGTGAACGGGAGCGAAATTGGGCAGCAATGACAATTCTTCATGTTTATGAAACTAATTCTACCACGTCTAAAAATTGTTTTGTTATGGTTAATCCGAGTTCTCAAACTACGCCTATGTTATGCCTTGGTGAGAGTGTTGTTGATTTAGCAAATATTTCGAAATGCCTTTCAGCTTGTGAGTTTTTGCCTGAGGGTGTTTCGTCTTTGTGTGACGAAAAGGGGCATGAAGATAATTGCAAGAAATTTCAAAATCTTTTTGACCCGCCAGCTTCGGGCTGTAATTTTTCTTATCGGCGTGATTTTGGCTGTTATATGGGCGATGGCGGCGCAAAATATGTTAGCTATACGATAAAAGATTCAGAGGGGCGAATAGCTTCATTTGTAACTGAGCCCTCTTCTGAAAATATGGAAGCTGAGTGTAAAGTCGTTTTAAATTTAGGTGGAACCTATACCTCTTTTGATGCCTCTGCAAATGACGGACCTTCTTCTGACTCAAGTTCTGAGTCTGCACCTCCTGATGATTGTCAAAAACAGATAACGATAAATGGCAATGAAACGACTGTTGTTGATATCTGTGGCGGCACTGGAACGCCTTCTGATGAAACGGAATTCACAGACGATTGGTTTAACGACTGCGTTTATAAGGATGATAATGGCGTCTTTAAAATTCGCGAAAACTGCTATACCTCAGGGGGTGGCGGTTCTGGGGGCGAAGGCGGCGAAGGCGGTGAAGGCGGCGAAGGCGGCGAAGGCGGTGAAGGCGGCGAAGGTGGGGAAGGCGGCGGTGGAACTGGTGGCGGCGGCTCCGGCAATGGTAAAGATTATAGTTCTCAACTCAATAATATCTCCGGCAAGCTGGGCGATATTGAAAAAGCTATCAAAGACAAAGAAACTTTTGATGGTAACTTTGGCAGCGAATCTGATGTTAATGCGTCGATTGAAAAGGGTGGTTGGGGGGACTCTAAAGGAGATTACAATGTTGAACGTGGGGTTAAGGAGCATAAAGATTCTTTGGATGGTTTTGCAAAAAAGGGAAAGATTAATGAGATAAAAAATCATAAGTATTTAGTGACGGTCGATAGTCAATGCAGTGCCAATGTTATCTTGTTCGGTCGGGTCCATACTATTTCCCTTTGTGAGCACCAAACACAGATAAGCCTTTTTGGTCAAATCCTTATGAGCATTACCGGGCTTGCTGGCTTGCTCCTAATTCTCAGGCGGTGATTTATGGCTTTCCCTCTTCTTGGTCCAGTTCTTCTTGGCGGTCTGAAAGCTTTGCTTTTGAAATTGTTGACTGTGGTTGTTGTTTATGTCATCTACAAAGCCTTGATGTCTTATAGTGATACTTTGATGGATTGGGGCTTGAACCAGATAACAGCGAATGTTGATTTAAGTCAGACGACTATCCAGCTTACCGGTATGGCCGCATGGTTGGCTGAAACCTTAAAACTCGGCCAGATCATAAGCTTGTTTATTTCTTTTTGTGTGGTGCGCTTTTTAATCAGCATGGTCAGAGGTTAGCATGATTCAGCTTTATACTGGCGTTCCTGGTTCAGGCAAATCTTATAAGATGGTCCATGATCTGGCAAATTTGTTGGAAAAGGAGCCGGATATCAACGTCATTTCCAATATTGATAATTTAAAGCTTCCGCATATTAATTTTGATGAACTGCTTGAAGATCTCTATCCAGGGGCTAAGCGTCGAGGCGATCGCTTGGAACAATTTTTTCATATGGAGCATCAGGAGAAATTGAGCGAAGAGTTTGGCGGTCCTATTCTTTACGTTCTGGACGAATGCCAACTTTATTTTCCGCGCCGTGGCACGATGCCGAATACGGAAGAATATTTTCAGCGTCATAGGCATCTGGGGCATTATGTTTTATTAGCTTCTCAGGCTGCCAGTCTGATTAACAGGAATTTAATTCCCCTGATAGAACTTGAGTATCACGCGCCCCGGCGGACGATTTCTTTTTTTGGGGAGATTCGTTACAAGGAAAGAAGTCCGCAGTCGCCGAAGCAGATCATCCGGAGCATCACTCTTAGGCCGAAGCAGGCAATTTTTGATCTGTATCAAAGCTTCAATGCGGCTGAGATCAAAAAACCCAAAGCCACTCTTGGCAAGCTGTTTCTGCTGCCTTTATTGCTGTCGCCAGTCTTCTATTTATTCTATGACAAATATTTGAATATACCGGAAAAGCCTTCTAATTCAATGGAACAATCTTCCTCTGGCACATCGGATTCAATTCAATCTGGTGAATGGGACGGGGTCATTTCCGAACGCAACCGCTTAAGGGAGCAAGTTTCATCTTTGATGGCCGAGATTGAAGTTTTGTCTATGGAAAATGAGCGTTTACGAAATAGCTTGGAACAAAAAGTGAGAGTTTTTTTGCCGGTGGTCGTGGTCGGTAAGCGAAAGTTGACGGTGGACCCTGAAACCGGGGCGGTTACGGAAACAAGCAATATAAAAAATCGTCGGGTTATTTGCGTTGACGGCGGCAATGCCTGTTATTACGACAAACCGGTTTATGGCGGTGTGCAGCTGCTTCAAGAGCGAACTTTTTCTTACGCTCCGTCAGCGACTCCCGCAATCAATACTCAGCCTAAAGGCAGTGTTGACAATTCCGCTCCCGGTTCATTTGTGGATGCCTCTATAGTGCCGGAACCGGAAGTTTTCAGGCGTAGTGTGGCATGGTGAAGCATGGCCCGTTTCCGTTTAGGTAAGTACGCTGAGCGAAGGTACCTGTTTCCGGAGTTGAACCGGGCGTCGAAGCGGGTAGAGAGTTTGGGGGCTGATGAAGCCCCTATCCTCGTAAAGAAGAACCA